TTCTGGACATACTATCCAAAGGATGATCTTTCTTGTTGGCTGGTTCATGGGAACTCGGTCATTCATTGGAGTTTGATTAAGAAGCATGAACGGCCGGAACTCATTGAGTGGGAGTCACCCTATGTTGAGTATGAGGCACCCGAGCCAGGTGCAATCTATGTACTCGGAGTTGACCCGGTTGGCTTTGCTGCACGTGATCATGCTGCCATTCAGGTCCTCAAGGTGTATGACGGTGAGTGGACACAAGTTGCGTGCTATGCAGCACACACAGCACCTCTTCAGTTTGCGCCAATCATTTTAAGAATTGCAAAAAGATACAACAATGCTTTGATTGGTGTAGAGTCTAATGGTGTAGGTAATGCAACGCTCGCATTGTTGATCCAAGCAGAATACCGACGAATCTATTACGAAAAAGCGTACAAGCCTGGCATCACAGCGTCAGCATCAGCAAATGATATGATGCTTGCACACCTTCAAGATGCTCTACTTGATTGTCTTATTCTTTGGGATAAAGATACTGTACGACAATTGAAAACTTATCGGCATGATAAGCGAGTGGAACGTTCGCCAACACTTGAGATGCTGAACCCGAAAACAACTGGATCAAGGCGCGAACGGCATCATTGGGATAAGATATCTGCACTAATGATTGCAGTACGAATGGCACGAGCTTCACCACGGAAATTCAAGCCAGTCACGAATGTTGAGCAACCAAAGAATGTTGTACTCTATAAAGATCTAACTTGGAATCAAATCCAAGAGTATCGGAAGAAGCAGGCTGCTTTACTTGAAGGCGCGAAACCAAGACGGCGAACTTATCGTCGTAAACGAAGGAAGTAACTATGGATGGTAAGCTTGCACACTCCCTAATCAAAACAGCTAAGGCTCGTATGGTTAAGGAGGGAGAAGTTTGGAGACGGTATCGGCGGTGGTATAAAGCAGATGACCCAAACGGATCTGAAGAAGATAACCCGACAGGCTCAAGTGAGATAACGGAATACGAAGAGATTACACTTGAGACGAATTATCCGTATGCCTACGTCGATACGATGGTGGCAAATGTTTGTCCACCGAATCCTCAACTAACTCTGCATGCAAAGAAAGATGAGCTAAAGGATGCAGCATTTGCAAGGGAAGCTCTAACGAATTCAGTTCTACGTGAGTGTAAAGCACATTCAAAGTTCTGGGAAATTGCAACACGTGCATCAATTTTTGGTCGATGCTGGTCCAAGGTCATTTGGAATCACAAGAAAGCTCGGCCACAGATTAAGCGAATTGATCCGCAGTATGTCTTCTTTGATCAAGATGCAGAGGACTTTGAAGATATTGGTTGGCTAATTGAAGTCACGACAGTTAAACAACGTGAATTCAAAAAGAAAAGAAAGAATGGAAAGAAGCAGGGACTGACTTACAACCAGAATGTTGTAAAGAAAATGAATTGGACAGGGTATCCTCAATGGCTTTTGGATATCTCAAAGGCGTCCAATGAGTATCAAGCTGACATCAGAGAGTCGTTTAAGTGGACGACTATTTATGAAGTGTATGATTTCTTAGAAGGAACTTATGCACAGTATGTTGATAATGTCGAAGAACCTTTGATGAAGCAGAACTCATTACCTTATAAGTATATGGGTAACCCTTACACACTTGTAACGTTCAATGATAACTTAGAAGATCTTGCAGGTCTTTCTGATGTAAAACTTATTGCACGGCTGCAAGAGCGATTGAACGAACTTGATACATTGGAGCTTCAGCATATTCAAGCAAGTATTCCTGCAGTTGTTTTGAATACAGGTCTTGTTGATAAGCCTGAAGGGGCCCTTACAGCACTTCAGAATTCATCATATCCAGGTGCAGTGCTTCGTATCAATGGGATTGAGAAAGCTCCCTTACGTGACATCCTAGGACAAACACCTACACCACAGATTAGTCCAAACTGGAATCAGCTTCGTGATCGGATTGTCCAAACAATCGAATTCATTCTTGGTCTTCCTCAATACCAACGTGGTGTCGTTGGTGTGGCTGATGTTGCGACGGAAGTTGCATTGGCTGATACAGCAACACGGACGAGGAATGGTCGACGGGTCAAGGTTGTTCAAGATCTGGGTGCTGATGTCGGAATGAAAATCATTGCACTCTATGAAGAGTACCTTGAAAAGGATACGAGACTTCGGGTACGCATTCATGAGAGCACAAAGTCTGTGCTGGTTGATAGAGAAGCTCTTGCATTTCCTGAAGTGGGGGCAGATGCTAAGGAGTCTTCACAACAGTGGTACGAGTTTGATGCAGTTGCCTATTCTCCTACAGAGAACCACAAGGTCAATGTTCTGAATCAAATTAGAGAGCTTGCGCCACTGCTTCAAAATAGCCCACTTGTTGATCAAGTTCAATTGATGAAGAAGATTCTACGTCTTCTTGATATGCCTAATGCTTTTGTTGAACCACAACAAGCTCCGAACGCACAACTTCCAGGCGGAATCGACCCAGAAACAGGTACACCATTAGGTGGGGTACCTCCAATGGGTGGGTCTGGTCCTGATGGACGAGGCATGGTCCCTAGCAGTGGACCGCTTGCGGGTGATGCTGGGGCGATTCCTCAAGCAGGAGCAGATACAATTCCAGGGACACCGGTATTAGCTGGTACGAACGTGTTGCCAAATATGCTTCGTAATTAATTCAACGAGGAGTAGGGGGACTATGATGAAAGAAGAATATGCAGCCTATGAACTTCAAATTTGGTTGGAATCTAACAACAACCACAAAGGGAAATGGTCCGTTCTCGAAAGAGGTTATAATAATAATGGGAAAACCCTTTTACTTGAAAGATTTGAACGAATTCAACAAACAAAGCGAAGGTACCGTGTAGTCAAGAAAGTTTCCACTGTCATTGCAGGAATGAATTAATGCCAATTTATGACGTACGTTGCCTCGCTGATTGTGGTTACTTTCATGACCTATACTTTCCTGTCTCTGAATGCGACAACATTACATGTCCAGTTTGTAGTAACGCAACAGAGATAATTATTCGGACAGTCCCTACGATCGGACCAATGCCAAGTAAACCTTTGGTAGTAAAGCAACTAGGTAAGACCTTTGAATCTGCGAAAGAATTACGTGATTACAAGAGAGCGAATCCCGACTTACAATTTATGCCCAGCAGTGGAACGAACTGGCAAAGCCACAAAGACAAGGTACGAGAAAAGGCCAACCTTCGATGTCAGAAGGCCGGCTTCAATGATCTTAAGGATAGACAAAGGCAAATGAAACAGCGCGATGACCACCTCCATCGGCTCAAACAGGGCGACAAAAAACCCTTCTCATCGGGTTGACGTAAATATTTTCGCCTGCTACAGTGAGTAGTAGGAGATTCCATGCCCGAAATGGTGAAGCCAGAAAGTAGCGAATCTGGGAAAGAAGAAGGAAACGATACTTCTTCTACCGGCGTAACTTCAAAGGCTACCATTCTAGCAGCAGACGACCCGTATAGTTATACGGTCGATGATGCTGGTACGATTAGCGTTATTTCTGAAGACGGAACGGAGATGGCCCTTCGTCCCGGAATCATGGAACAGGCGGTACGCGAAGCCTTGAAGCCTTTGGCTAAAGGTACTCCTGCGTATGATCTTCTGATGAAAGAAGGTGCATCCCCAGAGATGGGAACAAAATCACCGGAGACAGAATCAGCAGAGATGAAGCCTGCTGAAGAGTCTTCTGAAGAGTCTTCTGAAGAGTCTCTCTCTTCTTCGATGAATCCCTTGGATAAGATGCGTGAGAAGATTAAGAGTACTATCCATAAGCACATGGGTAAGTCAGACGAAGAAGGGTCTGAAGAATAACCGGTTATGCGTAGGGGATAATCAATGCCAAAAGAAATTACTCCGAATACTCAAGAGAACATAGAAGCTTCAGAAGTTTCGACCGATGTGTCTGTAGGTGGGTCTGTTACCCAGGGCGAGGCAAGTTCAGGGACAGCCGCAGACTCACCTACAGACCTGCTCCCCGAGGGAGGGGCGGCAGCGGCTGGTCCGGGGCCAGCTGTGGAATCCAGCTTTCCTGACTCAACATCCTTTGGTTGGGATAGTTGGGACGGAGCTGTAGATTCTTTGCCCGAACAAGTTCGAGGTTGGGGAACTTCGATTTTAGATCACAACTCAAAGGGGTGGAAAGCTCAACTAGCTGATGCCCAAACAATGGGTAAGATTTATGAAGAGATGATGCATGGGAACGAAGATCCACGCATCTCTGAATTCTCTGGTAAACTTGCAGAGGGTCAGACAAAGTTTGATGAACTTCAGGCTAAGTTCACTGCACAGGAATCAGAGTATAAAGAAAGTATGGCACAGATGGATGCCTGGCGGGAATCAGAGGCAACTAAATGGGCTGAACGTTTTCAGCGCAACCATCCAGAGATTGCGCAAGATAAGGAAAAGGTTGGACTCCTTATTGAACTTTTAGGTGAAGACTTTGATGATGATATTGCTGTGGAACTTCTTTCGTTAGGTTCCGAAGCAATTAAGATAGCACGAACAGCTCGCGGTGCTGGCACTCCTGCGAAGTACGCTTATCAATTAGCAAAGCATCACTCGACTCCTGTTAAACCAAAACCATCTCCGGCTTCTTTGGCTATGGGAGGTACCGGGGGAGGTGCGTCAAGGCATACAGACTTGAAAGAGATTGAACCAGCTGTCAGTGGATCTACTCAAGATCGTATGCGACAAATTGTTGCGCGAAGCTGGCGAAAAAGTCAACAGAAACGTCGGAGATAAATTATGCCTATTAGTGTAGATGTCCTAGCATCTACTGTTATCGACCTCACGCCAAGTTTCACGGAGTTGTTCCTAAACTGGCATCCGTTACTGAAGATGATTACCGAACGGAAGAACATGGAATTCACCATGTCAGCTGGTTCGCGTAAGGAATTTGCAGTTATTACGGGTGGCCCGGGAACGACGACTGAAATTGCGTCAGGTTCTGAAACGATTGCAGGTGGCAGAAATCAGCGTGGTCAGCGTGGGAGCACCTTTGCCCCACGATTAATTCATGCGTGGGATGTGCCACTTAAAGATCTTGCAGATGGTAGCGGTGAAACCGATCTAGCCCGAATCATCGATGATTATCCAATCACAGCTCTTTGTGAATGGCAACAGCAATTAGTTCAGCAGCTTGCAACCGGTGCAGGGAACAACACTCTTGGAGGTTTCCCAACCTTCAATGGTGATGCGACCTTTAATCCGGGTGGTGTTGGTGCACGTGCTGGATTCTTTGAATTCGCTGCAATTGCTGCACAGGCAAATGTTGTTCATGGTTTGAGTGCTGCTACTGTTACAGGTTGGCAGAATCAATATGGTGACATTACATCCTTTGCGACCGATGGTCGTGCCGTTCTGCGTCGTGAGTTCTTGCGAGCTTCTCGAAAAGCTGGCAAGGTTCTTGGTAAATGTGACCTTATTGCATCTGATGAGACAACCTACCTCAATTACATTGAGGATTTGGATGATCAGGTTCAGGTTGCTAAGGTTACAGGCGATGTGACTCCCGGTGATCTTGATCAGGGCGTGCCTTTCCTTAGTGGGAAGACTACGATTTACCTTGAAGAGGCTATCGATATTACCGATGCTGCATTCACAACTGTTGGCGCACAGAATGGTGTGGCATACGGTCTGAATACGAAGTCGTGGCATGGATACGCGTTAGGTCATGAGTCTGGTGGAGCTGATAAGGAAACCAAGGGACTCTTTGAGCTTCGTGGACCCTTCCGTCTTCCGACTCAAGATGCGATTCGCTTCGAATACGTGTTGAATATGGGACTCTTCTGTCGTCAACGTCGCGGTAACTTCGCTGTAACCGGTGGCGCAAGGCCATAAGGAGATAATATGCCTATCATTGCACATGGTTTCGAATTAACGGTTGTTGATACAACTCAAAAGCATCCTCTTGGAATGACTGTAGAGTTGCCACCAACTTGGTCAGGTGGACATGCACGAACAGGTCAGGGTCGACAGGTTTGGGTGTATGTTTTCAATGATGAAGCTGCCACTGCATTTGCAATTGGCACGATTGTTGCA